ATGCCTATCACAGACACAGCGGCCAGGCAGGCCAAGCCCAAAGAAAAGCCATACACGCTCAAGGACGGGGACGGCCTGTTCCTGTACATCGCCGAAGGCGGTACCAAGTCTTGGCACTTCCGGTTCAGCTGGCACGGGAAGCAGGCGCGCATATCGCTGGGCACCTATCCAGAGATAGGCTTGCGGGATGCGCGGGAGCGCCGAGACGAGGCAAGGTCGCTGGTGGCCAAGGGGATTGACCCGCGCACCGAGCGCCGGCAAGCGAAGGCAGAAGCGGCAGTACATCAGGAAAATACCTTTGAGGCGGTGGCCAACCGCTGGCATGAGTTCAAGTTGCCGCGCTGGTCCGCAGCCCGCAAGGGCGCTGCAGTGCAGGCGCGCTTCTACCTGGACAAGGACCTGATCCCCGAGCTGGGCAAGACGCCTATTGCCCAGGTGAAGCGCGGCGATGTACTAGCGGCCATGCGCAGGGTCGAACGCCGCGGCGCCCTGAACTCTGCCCGCAAGTGCCGGTCCTGGCTCAACGAGATATTCCGGTACGGGATGGCCGAGGGTTTACTCGACATGAACCCAGCGGCTGACCTGGACATCGTGGCCCAGCCTGAACCACCAGTTCAGCACAACCCATACCTGCGGCGGGATGAACTGAAAGAGTTCTTGATCGTGCTGCGCGACTTCAAGTGCGCCGAGTACGTTCGGAGCGCCATCCGGCTGCTGTTACTGACCGGCGTCCGGACAATAGAGCTCCGGAGCGCAACAGTTGATCAGTTCGACTTCGAGGATGGGCTGTGGTCAATCCCTGCCGGGATCGTCAAGCAGTTGCAAAAGAGGGTTCGAACGAAAAGCGGGGAGATTCCACCGTACCTGGTCCCGCTGTCGCGGCAGGCCGTGGAAGAAGCAAAGCGTGTGCACCAGCTGACTGGCCGATATCGGCTGCTTATCGCGGGTCGCAATGACCCGCGCAAGCCGATAAGTGATGGCACTGTCAATTCAGCCGTTTCACGGATGGGGTACAAGGGGAGGCTTACCGGCCACGGAATCCGTGGAACGATCTCTACCGCCTTGAATGAGATGGGATACAACGAGAAGTGGATCGATGCTCAGCTCTCGCACATTGGCGATTCGTACAACCATGCTGAGTTCGTGGAGCAGCGCAGGGTGATGATGCAGGAATGGGCCGACTACCTGGACAGCCTGATGGTGGACTAGCCAGGGCGGGAAGCGCTGATGCGCTCCTTGACCCAGGCTTGCACCTCGGACTTGATCCAGGCCACAGCCTTGGGCCCCAGCTTCACCTGCCCTGGAAACTCCTTGGCCAGCATCCGCTCATAGATGGTGCTGGTGCCAAGGCCGGTGATGCGTCGAACCTCAGCGATCTTGATGAACTCAACGTCATCCGGGATTTTTGCAGCGTTCATAGGTGACCTCTCAGAAGATGTAACGGATGTGGTTGGTGTTGGTGCGTGGCAGCCTGGCCAGCACCGGCCCTTCGCTGAACTGCTCGCCAGCAGGTGGTGGGTGTTGTTCATCGGCCTGCGTGATTCGTTGGTTTGTGGCGTAGATGGTGAGGACTACGCCGATGAGGAAGGCAAAGGCTGCCGCTGTGAGACAGGCCCAGAAGACGGCAATTGGTTTCATGGGTAAGGCCTCAGTAAGGAACGCATTTGCTGCAGGCTCCGGTCCATCCCGGTGTTCCGCAACTTGAGCAAGGTTCGGTTTCCGGCGTACCGCGCTCTTCCGGACGGATTTCAAGGTCTGGCAGCAGCATGGCCAGCGCCTTCTGGTAGTTCGGGTTATCGGCCAGCATTTTGGTCACGCTGTCGCAATCGCTGCCAAGTGCAGTGATCCTGTCGTACCCGGCCTGCACAACCGTCCGGTAGTCGTAGACCATGGATTGCAGAAGCTCACGTGCGCGGTCGAGCTCTTCATCCCGCGCCGTAAGGTCGGCCTGCAGATGGACGCAGATGGCGCGCATCCGGTCGAAACGCTGCTTGATCACGTCGGCCAGGTGCTTGCCAAGTTCTTCAGCCTTCGCCCCTTTCCGGGCCCATTGGCTCTTGTCGACCCACTCGTTGAAGGCCGCCTGCAGCTGGTCGCGCTCTGCGCGCATCCTGCCCATGACTTCAAGCCGATCGGCATCGACGTCAAGCCATTGCCGCAGATTGCTTCGGAGCTGTTCAACCTCTCCAGGATCGGCGTGGGTGTAGAGCGGGCCAAGTTTTGCGATTTCATCGAGGCAGGCGTTCCAGCCGTCTGCCTTGGCATCCGTATGAGATAGACCCTGATGCACATGGCTCTTGCGCTCAGGCAGCGCCACCGGCTCGCCCTGGTGCTGGGCGGCTGGCTGGGAGATAAGGGTGCGCAGCAGGTCGGCGACAACTGGGTCTACCGGCATAGGCTTGCCATCTGCGTGCTGGATCGCGTCAGCCATGGTCTTCAGCCATTCACGTTGATTATCGCTGACGATCTGTTCGGTGTTGCTCATGCTCGTCTCTCCGCTTGATGTTTGGCCTGTCGTTTCTTCGAGCAGGCACGGTGGTTACCGCATGAGCGATGCCGGCCGCAGTACTCGCAGGTCGGGTTCAGCTCAAGGAAGGGCATTGGCGCGCCAGGGCGGCGCACCTCGGTGGTTCGGTAAAGGGCGGTCATGCGGCCTCCGCCTGCTGCTCGGCAACTTTCCACGGATCGTTGGCCCTGGCCAGCGCTGCCATCGGCGGCGGACTGACGCTGTTGCCGCACATATGCACCTGCTCGGTCTTGGTGAACGGCTTGCCGTCGGCGCCCTTGTCGATGATGTAGTCGGCCGGGAAGCCCTGGGCCCGGTACAGCTCGTGCGGCTGCAGCATGCGCAGGCAGATATCAACGATCACATACGGCGTGCCTTTGACGTGGACGGTCACCAGAGCGAGACGGTCCTTGGTGGTGATCGTGGGTGAAGGCTGGTCGGCACCGCTGACGTTCTCGGCCCCGTAGTAGCTGATCAGGAATGCCGCGACGCGCAGAGCGCCTGCCTGATGCTCGGGAGATAGCTTCAGCTCAACCAACGAACTCTTTCCTCCACCACCAGCAGTCACCGTTGGCGCTGGTTCATCGAGCTGCTGTCCAACGCTGGCGCCAAATGAGCGTTCCATGAAGGCGGTTATCAACCCGTGATGGGTGCCGCCAGCGCTGATGGTGTGGAGTGGGAGGCCCAGGTCCCGCGCATCGCAGTTTCCGCGCAGGTGAACCAGGTTCGCGCTGACCAGTTGTTGCTGGCTGCCGGTATTGGTGACCGTGGTCATGGGTTCGTCCATGCCCTTTGCATGAGTAGTATTGAACCCACCATTGGCTTGGGCCATAAATGCGGTGGCTACGGCGCGATGGCTTTGGGTCATTAGGGTGCCGATAGGCTGATCAGATGGTACTGGCTTGCCGGCATACATCGGACCGCCAGCCCCGACCATAATCGGGCTTGCCATGGCGAATGATCCGCCTCGAGGCCATGAGGTGACAGTTCGAAGCGGCTCATACGCGGACTGCACACTTTCCCCGGACCAGTTCGCGATCGGCACGATGAAAGGTTGCGGGTTATCGAGGACGAACTTCTTCATTCCCTTGGCTACCCGGCGAAGGGTGGCCGCGGCCAGGTCCTTTTTCCTGCCGAAGATGCTTTTGCTCGGCACGGTCCAGTCGATGCACTCCGCGGCAGTCCGCCACTTCTGCTGACCCTTGGTAGGCTTCTGCGCGTGGGTTGGCTCGGGCCAGACGATTGGCTGGCCATCGCAACGGGCGATCATGAACAGCCGTTCCCGGCTGGTCGGTGCACCGAAGTCGCAGGCCTTGATGATGCGCCATTCGACTTGGTAACCCATCCCTTCGAGCAGTTGCACAAAGCGGCGCCAGGTGATGCCGCGGCGCTTTGGGTTTGGTATCAGGAATTGCTGGTTCACGGGGACGTACTCGCCGGGCGCAGCTACGGTTCCGTCCAGCTTCATCACGCGGCCGGTAACTTTGTCGCGCTTAGCAACCAGTGGGCCCCATTGCAGGATCTGCTTCACGTTTTCCAGGCTGATCACCCGGGGCTTCTTCTTGCCTCCCCACTTCAAGCCGATCCAAGACAGGTTGCGGATCTCGCGCTTGCGTGGCTGACCGCCTGCGGCCTGACTGTGATGAGTGCAATCCGGGCTCATGTGAAACCAGCCTACAGGGCGGCTGCCGCATTCTTCGTCAGGATCACCCTCGAACACATCGGTGGTGTAGTGCCGGGCGTGCGGGTGATTGGCGGTGTGCATGCTGATCGCCGCCGGGTTGTGGTTCTTGGCCACCGTCACCGGGCGACCCAGGCCCATCTCAAGGCCGGTACCGGCGCCGCCACCACCGCAGAAGAAGTCGACCACGATCTCGTCATCTTGCGGGTCGAGGCCCAGGCCGTACTGGGTTTTGAAATCGAAAGTGGGTTTTTTCTGAAATGCAGACATGGGCGTTCCTCGCCGAGGGCGGCGTGATTCATTGGCGTTGAGGGTTATCGCTTCTGGTAGGTCTTAGTCAGTTCGCCGTTGACTACGTGTCCGCGCTGAAGCACCAGATTGGCGAGCGCAGCACGATCCTTCTGGCTGTGACTGGCCTGGGTGAATAGGCCGAAGTAGCTGTTGGCGGTCTCGCGCAGCTGCTCGGTGGATACTTGCGTAGTGCGCTTCATCGCCTGGGCTACTGACCGCTTCCGGGTTGTGCGCCGCCATGGCTTGATCACATGCCCGACAAAGTCGATACCACGGTCGATGGGTTGCAGGATCGTCTTCGACGGGTTGAGCCTGGCGCCCAGCTTCGGTAGGAAGGCTTCGATCTCGGCCTTCCAGGCGTTCAACTGTTGGGCTGATTCATGCAGCAGCACAAAGTCGTCGACGTACCGGACGTAGTGCTTGACGCCGAGCCGGTGCTTGCAGAACTGGTCCAGGGCGTCGAGGTAGACGTTGGCGAAGAACTGCGACGACAGGTTGCCTATAGGTAGGCCGAGATGCGCAGGCTGTGCGGTCAGACGCTTGTGCTGCGGAACCCGGTTGAACAGGTGCGCCGGGCTCCGAACTTGGTAGTCGGTGCGCGGATCGTGCATTAGCACCTGCAGAGCCAGGGCCCGCCACCAGGGATCGACGATCCTGGCCGACAGTTGGCCGGCCAGCACACGCTTGTCGATGGCTACGAAGAAGTTGGCCAGGTCGCACTTCAGATAGAAGGCTGGCCTCGACCAATTCTGCGTCTGGCTGCGGATCTTCGACTCAAGGCGCTTCGCGGCGTACAGCGTGCCACGCTCTCGGATACAGGCGCAGCTGTCCGCTATAAAGCTGCGCTCGATCCGTGGGCCAATGTGGTTGTACAGCAGGTGGTGCACGATGCGGTCGCGGAAGTCGGCGGCCCACACCTCGCGGGCCTTTGGCCGGGTGACCACAAAACATATTGAGCGGCCTGGCCGGTATTGGCCGGTTATCAGGTCGCTGTGTAGCGCCGTCAGGTTCCGCTCCAGATCCATCTCGAAAGCCAGGGCACTGGCGCTGTTGCGCTTGGAACGCCGGCAGTCGTAATAGGCCTGGACCAGATCGCTGAACGGGTAGGGCGTTGAAGCTGCGGACGGGGCGGACGCGGAGCTCGTTGTTCTTGTCGTTGTTGTTCTGATTGCCATCATCGAAGTTCATGTTGAATGCGTTGTTGGCGGAGCGCTGCGACCTGTCGTGCTATCTACGTCGGCCTATCGAATATTCAACGGGCAAACTGCGCTGGACCTACACGGACGCTTTAGACCGGTGGTATCCAGGGTGCGCATGGCGGTGACCAAAGGTCAGCGGCACGACCAGGTTCAATTCGCACAGACCAGAAAGCCGTAACTCTCAGGTAGCGGGCGCGGCTGGGGTGGAACGCTTCCAGGCGTTGGCCTGTTTGCCGATAGACGTGGTTAGTGCAATGGCTGATGCGTGTTGCGGGATACTGATGAAGCGTTTTTCCTTGAGAACGCGCACCAGGTACTCGATCACCTGAACCCGTTCTACGAGCGCCACCAAAGCAGGTCGCTTATCGGCTGCCATGTTGGCCCGACCAATCAGAACCATTACCTCCAGGCATTCGTCACGCAACTTAGCGCCGAGTAATGTCTTGAAGTCGCGCGGGATGTTTCGTGTCAGGTCGAGCGCCAAGTTCAGCAGGTCAAAGGCGACCTTGTGGATTGGCAGGCTGGTGTGCATTCCCATTGCGGAAAACCTCCAAACAGCAACCGGCCGCAAGCGGCCGGATTAAATGAACGAATTAATCAATAAGCGACCTGCGGACGGGGCGGACGCGGAGCTCGCCGTACTTGCCGCTGCTGTCCTGACCGCCATCATCGAAGAGCATGTAGAATGCGCTGTAGGCGGAGCGCTGCGAAGACGACCAGTACCAGTCGATCTGGAAGGCTTCTGGCTCACCTTCAGCAAAGCCCGGCACCAGGGTCTTAGTCGGCGACTCCTTGGTGTACAGCAGGCCCACCGGCAGGCTACTGGGGTTGTCACCATCGCGGTTCCAGCAGTAGTTTTCACGGCTGGTCGGCTTGAGGTGGCGATATTGCAATTCCTGCACGTCGCGGGCTGGGATCGCCCAGTCAGTGAATCCGCCGATATTCAGGGCCAGGACCTTCTGTGCCAGCTCGCTGCCGGACGCGGCCATGGCCTCCGTGTTGGCGCGGCTATCGGTGAAGCTGTCGGCGCCGTCGATCTTCACGCCGCATTCGCCCCATTCGCCGGTCAGTTCATGCGCGGCACCAGCGGTGATGTTGGCGAAGCGCTGACCGTTCTCGACGGTGATGCCAGAGAAGAAGCCGCCACCGAAGGGCTGGCCGATTTCGGGAAGCTGTACTGCCAATTTCTCTACTGCGCTCATGTGATGTTCCTTTCTGAAGGCAACAAAAAAGGCGCTGATGCGCCTCTGTTCGAATGAATGAAGGATTAAATGAACAACCTGCGGACGGGGCGGACGCGGAGCTCGAGGTCCTTGACGCGGCTGTCCTGAAGGCCACCATCGAAGTACAAGCCGAATGCGTAGTAGGCGGAGCGCTGCGAAGACGACCAGTAGTAGCAGTCCTGGGCGAACACCTCAGGGCAGTTCACCCAGCCCCGGTACAGCTCCGCAGCGGCAGGTAGGTAGAAGTCGTTATGGTTGTCGGCGGTGTAGTTGCTCGCAGCCTTGGCGGCAGGATGGCTGCCTTCCTCCAGCAGGACCGCGCTATTGGCCAAACCATCGGTTTTGCTCGTAGCCCCAGAGGCTTCGCCGCGGCGCCCCCATTCATGGCTACCAGCGTCTTCGATGGCAATGATCAGGTAATGCTCCGGCACGTCGCCGCGGGCTGCGACCAGTCCGCCGTTGATGCCGCCCTGACCGGGCCAAGGCTTGCCGATAGCAGGGATATCGGTCTGCGCGATCGGCTGAACGCTGGCCGCTGGCGGTAGCACCTGAGCAAACACGCTGGCAATTGCGACCTTCGCCAGATGGGACGACGGCATCTTGATCGTGGCGTCGCCGTACTTAAGGGTGATCATTTCAGGTTTGGACATGGAGGTTTCCTCAGGACATGAAAAAGGCGCCTTTCGGCGCCTGCGGTGTAGGGACGGTTAAGCCACAACTTCTTCCAGCGTGGCGCTGACCTTGTAGCTGTGGTCGAGCGCCGTCTCACCTTCGGTTTCTACGGTGATGACCTGGTCATCGAGCAGGCGCAGCAGGAGGGTGGTTGCTTGTTCGCTACTGACGGCCAGACGGCTCTGCACCCAGTGAGCCTTGAAGGGCTTGCCGCTGGCCTTGAGCACGATCAGTTGCTTGGCATCGTCGTAGTCGAAGTCTCCGAACTCCTTGCTTATCGCTACATCGCCAGTGGCTGGAGCGGTTTGGGGTGTCGGATCCAGGTCAACTGCCTGAGCCTCTGGCTCATCTTCCTGCATGGGCGTGTTGCGGCGGTCCCGATACATGGCTTCGGCGATGGCGCCGGCGCTCAGCGGCAGCTCCCGTTGATCACGCTCAGCGCGGATGCCATCGATACCCTCGTTGTAGTCATTCGGGGCCAGCACCAGCAGGCAAAGCTTGCCGGCAACATCGATGAGGCCATGCCGGTTTGGGTCTTGGGCATCAATCGCGGCGGTCACCGTGATGGCCTTCGCCTTGAACTTCGCATCTACAACGGTCACCGGGATGGTGTCCACGCTGCGCGAACTGATGATGCCAACCGCCGTCCAGACGACCTTTTCAGCCTGCTCGGTGAGGCGGTCGATCACCTCTTGCTGCTCGTCCTCGCCCAGGCGCCCAAACGGCACCTTGATGTTGCGCAGCTCAAAGAGCGCGGCTTCGACCATGTCGCGCACCATCAACTGATGAGCCAGCACCATGGGTTCAACGCCGTGCAACTTGGCGCGTTCGATTGCTTCTCGGTGTTCTACTTTCATGAGGGTTCCTCAGTACTTGGCGATCTGTTCCAGCTTCTTCTGCTGGTGAACGCTCAAAAGGGTGCGCGGGCCGTGGCGCTTGAAGTGGGCCCGCAGGTTTTCGACGAACTCGTTTTCCCAAGCGCCGTCGGCATGAAGCTCGGCGGCGGCAAGCAGGGATTGGAATTCTTCGACGCGGTCGTAAAGCTCTTCAACGGTTTGGCTGGCCATGGGCTGCGCTCCTGATCAGGCAGCGGCTCGCTCTGCCTGAACTGCCTGGATGTGCTGGATAAGGGCGGCACAGATGAGTGGGAAGTCGCTGGCGCGGTACAGCTTGGCGCCGGCCTTCACCTCGGCTGGCAGGAAGCCAAGCGTGTGAAGGAAGTCAGCAGTAAGCGCGAAGCCCAAGCGGGCAACGATATCGCCCAGCTTGATGCGCTGGCCGTCGTCGGTTGATTGCTGGACTGCTGGCGCTGCGCTGGTGATCGGCGTGGCAGTTGGGGCAGGGTCGACGGCCTGTTGCGTCACCGGTTTTTCCTGCACTGGCTCTTGAGCAGACTGCTGCGCGACTTGCTCTGCTGCCTGTTGCTTCCGCAGTTCTTCCTGTTGGCGTTGCTGTTCCGCTTTCTCATCTTGCTGACGCTTGAGCTCGGCCTGTTCCTTTTCATGCTCGTCGATTCGAACCTTGATCAGCGGGACCAGGTCGTCATTGGCCTTGAGCACCAGCTCTTGGAAGTCGTGGAACAGGAATTTATGGTCCTTCGCCAGATCGTTCATGGTCGCCTGGTTGACGCGGATGCCGTCGGCTATCCGGCTGGCCTCGATCTTCGCCCGGGCCAGTTCGGCGTCGGCTGCTTCCTGAAGGCTGGAAACCGACTTCTTGCCCTTGATTGCGCCAGCGAAGTCAGCAGCAACGCGCGGCATGCGGATGCGACCACCCAGGGTGCCGTCGATTTGGTCGATGTGCGCCTTCAAGGCCTTGGCCGCATCCATGACGATATCGGTACGGATGCTTTCCTTGCGTGCCTTAACCAGATTTTCCAGCTCAAGACGCTTGCGCCGGGTTTCCGCTGTGATGTCATCGATCGCCTTGAACAGCACGTCGATGCTCTCGGTTTGGCTCAAGGCGTGCTCCTTGGCTGCCTTGAGCTTGTCTTCCACTTCGCCGCACCATTTAACGGTGGCATCAGCGTCCGCAAAGTCCTTGTCAGTGGACAGCTCGGTGTTGATGCTGCCGATCACAGCCAAAGCATGGGACTTGAAGGCGTCCAGGTTACTGGCGGTGACCATGCCTGTTACGTCGATGCGCAGCGCCGGCAGTTGATCAGGGGCAGCGCCGATAACCTCGACCTTGGCTTCCTTTACTTCGAAGTTGCCGAGGTCTTCCTCGAACTGGGCCCAGCCAGCTACAAGTTGTTCACGCCGACCTGCCACAGGCTGGTATTCCAGGTGAGCGAACTTCTCCTGCGTGCCATCGGAGCACACGAAGATGACCCGTTCGGCGCCGCTGACAAGCAGCTGCTGTTCAAGCTGCCAGTAATAATGGGCCTCCAGATCGCCAGCGCGGATCTGTGCAACCACCTTCTCGTTCCACAGTTTGTGCTCGAACAGGGTGTCGCCCATCATCGTGGCCCCGTCCATCGAGGCCAGCAGGTTGCCGCTGGTACCGACGATTGGGTAGAGCTCTTCACCGATCATGTCCTCGACCAGGGGCCGGGCCAACTCTTCGGTAGCGTGGCCACGGTCGAAGATGGCCTGCTGCTGTGGCGTGACGTCCGGAACGATTCCGGTCTTCTTCATGGCCAGCAGGTCGTTGCGGGTTTGGTACTTCGAAGCGCCCATCATCGCGGGCGCCTCCGAAGCGGTGAAGTAGCTGGAGCGAAGGGCGTGCCATTCCACAGAACCCTGGATAACGTTGTGAACTTTCATCAGTCTTTCCTCGCAAATTCACCGTAGTGATGACGTGCGGCGGTCATGTAGGCATCCGATGCTTCTAGCTCGGTAGGGAAAGCGCCCAAGCTAAGAAGCACTCCCTTCACCTTGATCCGCGCATTGAATTTTCCGCTTGGAAGCAGGCGCACACCCTTGGCAAATTGCTTGCCTGTGCGCCTTGCCTTGTTGGCTTGGTTCTGTGCTGGGGTGGCAAGCCGCAGGTTGTCGATGCGGTTATCCATTGGCTGCCCGTTGCGGTGGTCGATCTCTTTCTCTGGCCACTCACCATGCATAAGCAGCCATGCAAGGTGGTGGCCCTTGTACTTCCGACCATCAATCTTCACCAGCACATAACCCGTGGTGGTCGATCCCGCTGGCAGATTGAGAAGCTTTGGATGGGTTGGCGGAGGCGATTTCCAGGTCAAAACGCCGGTGGCAGGCTCATAATCCAGAAGTGCTGCCACCTGATCTCTATCCGGCCTGCTCGGCATCGGTGGCTTCTCCTTCGATGGGGGCCAAGGCGCGGATGCGCTCTTCTTGCTCAGGGGTGACGGTGTACTTGCTGGTGAGGTTGACCAGCAGGTGTTCGGGGCTGGTGCGGCCCTGCGCGATCATCCCGCGCCACTTGTCCGCGTTTTCGTCGAGCTTGCTGTCGGGGTAGGCCGGCAACTGCTTCGGCTCATCGGCCTTGCGGACGTGTGCCTGGTTGAGCTCGCGCTCGGTTGGGATGTCCTGGACTTCCTCGGCAACGGGCATGCCGCGCAGCACATCGGGGAAGACGTCGCGCAAAGCGAATGCTCGAGCACGCATCTGCCGCATCCGCTTGGGGTACTGGCTCCAGGGGCCTGACTTACCAGCCAGGCCGGCCAACTTGGCGTCGGTCATGCTGAATGTGCGGACCTGTTCTTCCTCACCGCGGCGCTTGGCGCGGCAGGTGGCGGTCTCGCCGTCGTCGGTTTCGGTGATGTACTCGCACAGTGGCGAACTGCGGGCCAAGGCGATCACCGCGTCACCCCAAAGGGAAGGGCGACCGTTGATGACCGCGATGCTTTGCATGGCTTGCATCGGCTGCAGGCCCAGTTCCATGCCCCACTGCACAGCCACCAGGATGTTGGCCGGCTTGCGCTGGAAGTCCTTAGGGACGATGTCGGAGTTGGCCAGGTAGTCGGCGAACTTCAAAGCTTCGTCGAGGTTCTGCGGGGCCAGGCTGAATGTCTGTTTGACTGCAAGATCGCTCATGAGCGGGGTTCCTGTCGGGTAATAGCGTCAGCCAGCCCGATCAGCACAAGCCAACCGGTCCAGCCAAGGAGGGAATTGAAGGCGCCGCGCCAGATCAGATGGCGCGGCGCCGGCGTTGGATGGTGGTCATGGCCGAAGCGGCGCGCGGTAGCCAAGGTCGTACAGCTCGCCGAATGCCGCTATTCGCATTTCGACCGGGATGGCGGAGTCGGTCGAGAAGACCGCGTCTCGGATAAATTCCTCCCGTTGCTCTGCTTCAACCTGCTGCGGCGTTCGAACCATTTCAGCCCGGAAGCAGCAACAAATGCCTTCTTCTTGATGCTCCACGGCGACCATCAGCGTATCGCCGGTTTTAAACGTGGCGCAGAGCGTGCAGTCGGCGCCGATGAACTGCTCAGCATCAGGCCAGATCGGTAGGCCGATCTTCACGATCCGCACGGTCGAGCCAATAGCGGGAAGGAATTCGCTCATGGAAACCTCACAACAAGCATGTTCCGGCGCACCTCGATGTTGATTTGCTTTGGCAGATCGGTGACCAGAAAAAAGCCCTGCGATTGCAGGGCTCTGATCAGTCCGGGGATTGTTGGGGCGATGACCGCCCGGCATTTACTGGTCATAGCGGCGCTCCAGCTGGATGCAGCGCTCATCAGAGCGCCAGTCGCCGGCCTCGAACGGGTAAACGTCCGGTTCGGCATCGTCTTCGAAGGGTTCCGGCTCGTCGTCCAGGTCGGGCGGGTCGAGCCACATATCGTGGGCGGTCACTGCCGCGTCACTCGTTCGATACGTTCCTGGCGCAGGGTGCGGGCGAGAACACTGAACCGCGCCATGTCGATGCGCATGTTCATCAGTTTGTGTTCTTCATGGCCGATATCGCCACGGGCCAGAGCATAAGCCGCCATGCCAGCGGCGTAGCAGAGTTCGCTTTCGGTCGCCACCAGGTCAACCGGCGGCGTCTCCAGCACCTTGCGAACTCGTTCGTTGAAAAGGGGAAGGGCAGTCTGGTTGAACATGGTGGTTTCCTCGGTTGATTCCCTGTCTGGCCCTCGGTGGAAGGCCAACCAGCGCAATCAGGTCGTCAGTGCTTCCACCAGAAACCACATGGAAACGCCGAAGACTGCGAGGGGAGTAACGACAAAAAGCCATGCACCCAAAGTGAGCCTCGGCATGGTGCTTCTCCAATCGAAGGTAGGCGGTGTGGATCAAGCCTCCGTTTCACGCCACGGTGGGCTGGGCCGAACCATGGCAAAAAATGCCAGGGTTCATCTCGGGGGCCCTGAGAGCCCAACAGCCGACCACGCCATGCATGCTGTCGGCTCTCGTTTATGCGGTGCTCGACGCTGCGCACCCGGGGTGAGGCTTCCCCTGTACCGGTTAGGCCGGCTCGCTTCCATCCGTTCAGCGGTGTGCTGTTCGGATGAACGAATTTAAGCGCACTGAAAAAGCGTGGTCAAGTGTGCTTAAGTAAATATTTTAAGCGCACTGAATTTTGCGGGCGACCTGACACAAAAAAGCCCGCTCTATGGCGGGCTTCGTACTTGGACTGAAACTCTATAGCTTCATTTCAAGAGCCATGGAGGCGCTGTAGATGTTCTCCAAGGGGTTATCCGTGCAGTACTTCGTCAAAAAAGCACGGATAGACTCAGGGTCTGGCTGAATTTTCATGCTCTCGGAACCCCAGTGGCGCTGAGTATTCGTCCCGCTTAGAAATCCCTGAACCCACAGAGTCGCAAGGCGACCGTTCAGCTTGTCGCCTTCCTTTTCCAGTTCAAGATACTTGCCGCAAGACTGAGCTCCTTGCCCGGCAATGGCAAATCCCTCGGCATGGACAGAGCTTGCAGCAAGAACCATGAGTGCTGGGAAAATTGCATAAGCCTTCCATCGCATGAAGAATGCTCCTATTTAGATTCCGCCGCCGCGCCAAACTACGCGACCTATGATTTCCACATCCTGCATGCCCTGGTCGCTGATCGGCATATCCGGGTAACGCATCTTGTCCTGGTTGTCCGAGCGTATCAGCCATCCGCCAGTGAGGTCGCGGATCAGGCGCTTGATGATGATCTCGCTGTCTGGATCGTACAGGGCGTACATGTTTCCGTTGCCTGGGTCGCGCCGGGACACATCGACAAGCAGCACCTCGCCGTCGCTCAGTGTCGGCCAATTGCTGTCGCCCTGGTTGTAGATGACTCGTAGGTTTTCGGCATTCAGCGACATGCGCTTGAGCCAGTCGCGTTTGAAGGCCAGGCCGCCAGTGATCTCTACATGGTCATTGAGGTATCCATTACCGGATGAGCCCTTGGCAGTGTATTGGGGAATCACTGCGTAGTCCTCTTCGTCAGGTTCGCCAGTCGTCTGGGCATCTTCTCGCTCAGGCCCAGTGCCAAAGGTCAACCACTCGGCCCGGTAACCCGTTGCCTTCGCCAGGGCGAAAACGCTTTCGGCCTTCAGCGTCTTGCTCTCGCCATTAATCCACTGTGTCACAGCCGATGGAGCGACATCGCATAGCTTGGCGATTTCGCTTTTTGACTTCCCGCTGGCCTGTATGGCGCGGGCAATTCGTTCTGGTCTATTCATGAGGATATATTAAGTTGGCTTAATTTAAGTGAGTGGAAATCTCGATGGCTTGTTGCGTAGTGTATTTAAGGGTGCTTAAATCTGCCCATTGCCACGCGAGGATTCGCAATGAACATCGACGATGCCGTTAAGTATTTCGGCTCCAAGACAAAGCTTGCCGAGGCCTTGGGAATCCGCCCGAGCGCCGTCACTCAATGGGGTTCAGACATCCCAGCAATCCGCCAATTTCAGATCCAGGTCATCAGCAAGAACAAGCTGAAGGCTGATCAGAAGGTGGCTTGACCATGTCTACAACTCAATTAAGCCAGGACCAACTTGTAAGGTCCCGCAAGAACATGGCCGTTCTCATGCAGCGGCTTGCATCGGTCGGCAATGGCCCGGTTGCGCTTGCAGTCGGTTGCGATGAGGCAACCATCAGCCGCATGAAGCCTGAGAAGTTCCAGCAGTTCGCCGAGATATTGTCAGTGTTGGACTTGAAAATTGTTCCGATGGAGATGCGCTGCTTCAACCAGCGCGACATCGAGGCGATCCTTCATCAGGCCAAGCGCTGGATGGAGCATGTGCAGCACGTCGACCAGCTGGACGAGGAATAGGCCGTGCCTGCCTTCCAGATCAATGTTGACGAGATAGAGGCCCTGCGCGGCCTGCCGCACATGGCGCGGATGATCTACGTCTTCGGCTTGCGTCCGTTCATGGACTACAGCACCGGCCTGGTTGGCGTGAAACGTGGTGTATCATGGAAGTCCATCGCCGAAGAGCTGTACATCGAGCCACACCAGGGCATCAAAGGCGGCGATCCCTCCGAAAAAGAACTCAGACGCGCTGCCGTATGGCTTGAAAAAGCCGGCCTGATAGGCCCAAACCAAGCCGAAAGGCGCCTCGTTTTCCCCCTGCTTCTGGCGACACGGGATAAGTCCGCCCCAAATAAAGTGGGCATCAAGTGGGCAGATGAAGCGGGCAGACCTGAAACACCATCAAACCCTAATGAATCCGGGGCTTTCGACCAAGTAGACCCATCCAAAGCCGGAGGGTATGAAACGCCGAAAGTGGGCACACCTCCGTTATCCGTTAAAAGCACTAGTACTGGTAACGCGCGCGGGGCTTTCGCCATGCCGCTGACCGACTGGGAGCCAGAGCTCAAAACCTTCAAGGCCTTCGCCTTCGCCAACTCCGTTTCAGCCAATGCGCTGACGCCGGAGATATTGGCCGCTTTCCGCACCTACTGGCACGTCCGCCCAGAACGCGAGCAGACCCAGGCCCAGTGGGAGCAACAACTCGTCAGCCACCTGAAACACCACATACGCCAGGCCCAGGCCGGGGGGTACACCCATGGATCTTCCAAAGCAAACGCCAATTCGAAACGCACCAGGGGTCACGGACCTGATGGGCAAAGCGGTGGATACCAGCGCCAAGATCGTTCAGCACCCGGCCGCGTCCGCGCAGCAATCGCCGAGCGACAACAACGAGAACAAGCTGCCTCAGCCGCTGCTGGACAAGCTGTGGTTGAAGATGTCGGAGATGTACGGCCACCGCTGGACGTCGAGTTTCGGCGAATCAGCTGACCTGGATCACAGCTGGGCAAAGATCCTCGGTGGACTGACTGGCCGTCAGCTCGCTGGTGGACTGCAACAGCTGATCGATCGTGCAGCTGAGTTCGACTGGCCACCTCCAGGGAACGTATTTCGCGGCATGTGCCTGCAAGTGCCCGGCATGCCAACGATGGATCAAGCCTGGACTGAGGCACTGATCGGCAAGTACAGCCATGAAGCCGTGAAGGTCGCAGCCGAAGCCACTGGCGCGTTTGATCTGCGTACCGCCAAGCACAGCGACAAGGCCCTGCGCCAAAACTTCGAACGCAACTACGCCATCGTCCAGCGTCGCGCACAGAACGCTCAGCCCTTGGACGGAAAGATCCCTGCGGGGATTGGCCACGAATCCAAGACGCCACGCCAAGTGCAACTGGCCGCATCGCACCAGGAAGCACGCGACCTGATGGCCGCACAGAACATACCAACAGACCCAAAGGCTGCACGCGCTCTGCTGCTGGCCAAGATGGGCATCCGGAGGCCCGCATGAACTACGAACCCAATGTCCGCTACTCCCGCGGCGTCGATCCTCAGGTCCGGCAGATGAGCGTGATCTGCGATGTGTGCGACAAGCCACGCAACAAGGGGCGTCACGACAAGTGCTCTAAAACCCGCCAGGCGGCTGGCTTCAAGTTCCTGGCCGACAAGCCTGCTGGCGCCCCGACCACCTGCGCAGGCTGCAAGCGCGTGTTTCGCTTCGACGCCATGGTCGGCAATACCTGCCGTGGCTGCCACGCACTCACGCTCCGGATGGTCATGGGCGGGGGTGAAGCATGAGTGACCTGAGTCCGGTGAGTTTCCGCGTTCCTGGTGAACCGCAAGGCAAGGGTCGCCCGCGTATAGGCAAGGTTGGGCAGCACTCCCGCATGTTCACGCCACAGAAGACCGTTGCCTACGAAGGCGTTGTAGCGCTGGCCGCTCAAACTGTCATGCAGGGCCGCGAGCTGCTGCAGGGCGCTGTCATGGTCGAAATGCGGATCATCGTAAGCATCCCTCAATCCATGTCGAAAAAGCGGAAAGCCATGGCCCTGGCAGGCGACATCTTCCCGATTAAGAAGCCCGATGTGGATAACGTCGAGAAGGCGATCTTCGACGCAATCAATGGCGTTGTCTGGAAAGACGATGTGCAGGTAGTGGACGTGTTCAAGCGCAAGCGCTACGGCGAAACCCCAGGCGTGCATGTGCGGATTGTCCAGCTGCAGGAGGCCGCGTGACCCGCAACGCAACGAACTACGCAGAACTACGCAAGGGGGCAGTATGAAACTCGGGAGCGCTCGTTTGGCGTGGCACGATTGTTACTACACACCCTGGGACAGCGTGATGCACCACGGCCTGGAAGGGGCGAAGCTGGGTAAGCGCGGTTACGTGGCGAATGAGACCCGGCCTGAGCGTTGGGAGAACATTGGCAAGTGCGCCCACATGGCGCTGGCTGGGCGAGTGCAGAATGCCATTGCCAGCCTTCCCATGGATTACCAGCAGTTCGGTCACCACCTGTATGCCCCCGTCATCACGACCGAGGTGTCGAACAACTGGGAGGAAGTGGCGCTGGCAAAGCTGGCCGGGCACGTTCACCTGGAACTGGAGCGGCGCGGGGAGAAGCGGACCTGCAGGCCGTACAGCCGCGAGTGGTGGGTTGCCCGCGGCGTCCTGGTCCGGTACCGGCACATGGTGCAGGGCGGCATGGGCGCTAACCCGGACCCGATGGCTGCCCAGTGGGTGTTCCGGGAGTGGCTGGCCGACAATCACGGGCTTGAACTGGACAGCCGAAACTGGTCCCGGCAGTGGGGCTGGCTGGTGCAACTGATGTTCGATCAGGCTGGGATTATTGATGGTATTTGCTTGAGCCCGGTTGGGCGTGTACTCAGTGAAGAGCGGGAGGCGGCGTAGGCGATGGAATTTCTCAGATAATTGGTCACAAGCTTGTGATGTCTTCGTGCCTTCATGCTGCGTTATGCTCAATAGTCACTCAGCAATCAGGAATGCAGCATGGAAAGTGAAGTTCAAAAGGATGAAGGCCTTACTATCGAGCAGTATGCAAAAGCCAAAGGTGAGCTTGAGAAAACTTGGCGAGGTAGAGGAATCGATTGGTTTCTACAAGATCTGGCGCGCTGGGCAAACGATATGAGTCTCACGTTTGGCATAACCCTTCATACGCCTGCCGGGATTGTCTCTGGTACTGTGATCTCCCATGAAACATATTTCAAAGAGTTCGCTAACCAATTTGCAGGCCCTTGGGCTGGGGAGAGTGAAGACTTGGTCCGAAAAATGATCACATCCCTCGGCGAGCCAATCCCAGCTAATGATAAGCCTGACTCAAACTTCCAGTTCATTCATCTGAAAGAGGCTCAGTTCTATGCGCCCGGTCAGAATCCAATGCCAGCGAAGGGCGTACTCTGGAGAGGAAAGATTTCCTCGGTGAGTAGCTTCAATCTGGGGTGCTTTTCTCCCGCTTGACAGAAATGTGCGGGTTTCGGCATGATTTACCCACTGTGACAAGCAGCACCCAAACCAAAGAAACCCGCCATTGAGCGGGTTTTTTGTTGCCCACGATTTCATTCCAGACCCCGCCACCGAGCGGGGTTTCGTGTTTCTGGAGGCCACATGAAAGCCCCAGCAAGGAGTAAGCACATGCCCACAAACGCACCGGAAGGCATCGTTGAAGCAGTCGGCGCCTCCGTGGCGAACAAGGGCATGCTCGTCGGTGCGACAACTGGGGTGGCCGGATGGCTGACCCAGGTCAATTGGATCGGCGTTGCCGGCGTCGTGATAGCGGCGCTGGGCTTCCTGGTGAACACATGGTTCCGCTGGCGGCAGGAACAGCGTGACATTGCCCTGCGCCAGTCGCAGGAGATGCGCGAGGCTGCTGAGAGCGCTGCCCGTATCTCGTACTACCTTGAGCGGCGCGAAGTTGAACGTCCGTAAGCGCATCGCTGCGGGCCTGCTGACCCTCAGCGCCTCGGGCTTCCTCGCATGGCAGGCCAACGAAGGGTTCACCGACACGGCCGTCATCCCCACCAAGGGCGACATTCCAACCATCGGCCACGGCTCCACCAGGTGGGAAGACGGCACGCCCGTGAAGATGGGTGACACCATCACCCGCCAGCGCGCAGAGGTGCTGGCCCGCACCCTGAACAGCCAGGCCGAGAAACAGTTCGCCGCCAGCCTGCCGGGCGTGAAGCTGCACCAGGAAGAGTTCGATCTGTACATGGACTTCGTTGGCCAGTACGGGATTGGCACCTGGCGCGCGGGCTCGCCTCGCCGCGATCTGCTGGCCGGCAACTACGCCCAGGCCTGCAACGACTTGCTCAAGTACAAGTTCGCCGCCGGCTACGACTGCTCGACCCCGGGCAACAAGCGCTGCTGGGGCGTCTGGCAACGCCAGCTCAATCGCCACGCCAAGTGCATGGGCGCGCAATGAGCAGGAAGCCGCTGTACACGCCCTGCAAGCTGTACGTCGATGGAGCCGATGGCATTGCGGTCGGTGACTTCATCACCACCGCTGCCGGCTCCGCTTACTTGGTTCAGACGCTTCGGCTGAGCCGCACACGGCCAGAGCGCAAGCACATGGATTGCCTGCGCTGGCCTATCGCGGAAGTGCCGCCAGAAGCCCGTTACTTCGAGCTGACCTGGTACAAGAGGTGATCCGATGACCAACTATCTGATTGCAGGCCTGCTGGCTTGCGGCGTCGTCATGTACGCCGGCTGGCAAAAAATCGAGCGTCAGACAACTCAGCTCGAGCAGGCCATCGGCAAGATCGAAACCCTTGAGGCCGCCTCCGAGTCCCGCCGCAACACCATCAAGCTGCTGGCCGAACTTGACACCCAGCACACCCAGGAGCGCGAACGTGCGAACCAGACCAATGCCAGCCTTCGTGCTGATGTCGCTGCTGGCAAGCGCCGGCTGTCAATTCTCGCCACCAGCTGTGCCGCAGGATCTTCCGCCCCCGGCCTGGATCATGCAGAAGCGCGAGCCGAACTTGACCCAGCGGCTGCTGAACGAATTGTCGTCATCGCCAACGACGGTGACGACGCCATCCGCCAACTGAACGCCCTGCAGGACTACGTCCGCACGGCCTGCCCTGGAGCAGTGCAATGACCCAGTACGAAATCAAGGACACTGACGGACAGGTCCATCGCATCGAAGCTGTTACCCACGTCCTCGACTCGAACGGGCTGACTCTGTACGCATCGGCGGGCGTCGTCGTGGCGATCTTCCCCAAGTTCGCCTGGATGCGTCAGGTGCAGGCCGTTGTTGCTGACTCCAGCGCTGATAGCACCAGCGCTCCGAGCGCTGAAGAAACCACCAGCGGCGAGGTTGTAGCCCCGGCCGCCACCGGCGAGTAATCCACCATGGCCCTAACCGCCAAGCAGCAGCGCTTCGTCGTCGAGTACCTGGTCGACCTGAACGCAACGCAAGCGGCTATCAGGGCCGGATATGCAGCAGCAAGGGCCAGGGAGCAGGCCTACCAGCTCATGAAGAAGTCTGAGATCCAGGAATCGATCAACAAGGCTATGGACGAGCGCAGCAAGCGCCTGCAGGTCGATGCCGATTACGTACTCCAGCGGCTCACCGAGATTGACCAGCTCGACCTGGCTGACATCTTCGACCTAGACGGCAAACTGTTGCCTGTCCGGCAGTGGCCCCTGATCTGGCGCCAGATGGTCAAGGAAGTGGACATGAAGACCGGCAAGGTCAAGTTCCACGACAAGTTGCGTGCGCTTGAGCTGATCGGTAAGCACGTCAACGTCAATGCGTTCCGGGAGCAGGTGAACCACACCGGGGACATCAACTTCACGGACATGACGGACGAAGAACTTGAACGCCGTATCGCCAAGCTCTCCGGCAACCAGGGCTGAAAAGCATGAGCTGCTTGCGCTGCTGGAGGAGCGAAAGCGGCGTAACGCGCAGCGCCAGTACTTGCTGCAGTTCGAATCGCTCTACGAATGGCAGCTTAAGTTCGTCAGGGCAACCGCGGAGTTCTCTTCGTGCATGCTCATGGCGGCAAACCGGGTGGGCAAGACCCGCACCGGCCTGACGATCGACGCTGTGCACCTGCTGGGCGACTATCCGGATGATTGGGAGGGCCACCGCTTCGAGGGCGCGCCGCTGTGCTGGCTGCTGGGTTTCTCGATGGAGAAGACCCGCGACCTGCTCCAGACGCCTCTATTTGGTCGTCTCCAGGTAGGGCAGTGGACAGGCGGCCTGATCCCGGCCGACCGCATTGTCGATTGGCGATCTGCCACCGGCACCAGCGGTGCGATGCGCGAAGTCCGCGTGCGGCACGCCTCGGGCGACATAGCCACTGTGCAGTTCTGGTCCTACAGCCAGGGTCAGCACGCAATCATGGGTGACAGCGTCGACTGGTACCACATCGACGAAGAGCCCGAAGACAAAGAGATCTACCCGCAGGTCATCACCCGGACAGCCACAGGCGACCGAGGACGAGGCGGGCGGGGGATCCTGACCTTCACCCCAGAGAACGGGCGAACCGAACTGGTCGTCAAGTTCATGGATGATCCGGGCGAAGGCCAGTACATGCAGCGCGCCACCTGGGATGACGCACCGCACCTTTCCGAAAAGACGCGTCGCGAGCTACTTGCCGCATACCCGGCCTGGCAGCGCGACATGCGTACGCGAGGCGAACCATTGCTCGGTACCGGCCTGATCTTCGATTTCAGCGACGACGACATCAAGTGCGCGCCGTTCCCATGCCCCGATCACTTCTGGGTCATCAACGGCACGGACTTCGGTTGGGATCACCCGCAGGCGCACGTACAGCTGTGGATCGACATGGAGGCGGACGTTATCTACGTCGCCCATGCCTGGAAGCAGTCGAGGGTCACCCCGGTCACCGCCTGGGGATCGGTCAAGTCCTGGGCGCAGCACGTGCCCACCGCCTGGCCAAGTGACGGCCTGCAGTCCGAGAAGTCTTCGGGCGACGAGCAGAAGAAGGCCTACGTCGATGCGGGCTGGAACATGTTGCCGGAGCACGCCACATGGCCTGAGGGCGGCGTAGGCGTGGAAGCTGGCCTGGTCCAGATGTACGAGCGCATGACCACCGGCCGCTGGAAGGTGTTCAGCCATCTCAGCGGCTTCTTCGAAGAGAAGATGAACTACCACCGCGATGAGAAGGGCCGGATCGTCAAGCTTCAGGACGACATCCTGTCAGCTGCTCGATACGCCTACATGATGCGGCGCTTTGCGCGTCAGCGGTTCCAGTGCAAGCCAATAATGCACGGAACCCACCAATCCCATTACGACCCATTCAACTGAGGACTCATCCCATGGGCGGAGCAATCAAACAGGCGGCCAACGTTGCAACGCTCGGGCTGAGCGATGCAGTGCTCGGCGACAGCTTCGACACCCCGAAGACCAACACCACCGCCGCCGATGAGGTGAAGGGTAGCGAAGTGTCGACCGCCGACGCCGAGGGCAATGCCGCTGACAAGCGCCGCCGCGCTAAGGCTGCCGGCATCTCCTCGACCATCCTGGGCGGAGCCAACGCGGCAGCAGCACCGACCGCCACCAAGACCTTGCTGGGGCAATAACCATGGCCACCGACAGCCCACGCAAGCTGGCCGAGAAGCGGCTGTCAGCGTTGAAGAACGAGCGTTCATCCTGGGATACCAATGCAAAGGAGATCTCCGACTTCATCCTGCCCATGCGCTCCCGAGTGATGTGCGACAACACCAATCGTGGCGATCGACGCAATAACAAGATCATCAACAACCGAGCCACCATGGCCAGTCGCACCACCTCGTCCGGGATGATGAGCGGAATCACCTCGCCGGCACGCCCATGGTTCAACCTGGCTCCCGTGGCCAGGGCCATCATGGAGTTCGGCCCGGTCAAATCGTGGTTCTACGAGTGCACCCAGCGCATGCGCGACGTGTTCCTGCGCTCGAACCTGTACCAGGTGCTGCCTACCTGCTACCAGGAGGGGGCCACTTTCGGCACTGGGTGCATCTGGGTTGATGAACACCCTGGCACCGTGATCCGTTGCGAGGCTTTCACCTGGGGCGAGTACTACCTGTCGAACGGGGCGGATGGCAAGGTTAATGCGATCTACCGCGAGTTCGAATGGACTGTGAATCAACTGGCCGAGAAATTCGGAGTTGAGGCGCTCTGCCCTACATCCAAGGCGATGTACGAGAACAACAACGGCGACAAGTTCGTGAAGTGCGTCCAGCGCGTAGAGCTCAACATGAACTCCAACCCTGGCCGGGCAGGCAGCCAGAACCTGCCATTTAGCGCTATGACCTGGGAGGTGGGTGCGCCTGGCGACCAGGTTCTGGAGGACAAGGGCTACCACGAATTCCCTGCCATGGCTTTCCGCTGGGAGTCGCTTCCGGGCGATGCATACGGCAATGGACCTGGTCGCATCTGTCTCGGCGACGTGAAGGCCCTGCAGCTGTACGAGCGCCAGGCGGCCCGCATGACCGAGACCGGGGCAAACCCGCCGCTGCAGGCTCCGGCCGAACTGCGTGGGCAGCCCAGCAGCACCATTCCGGGTGGCGTGACCTACGTCCCCATGGTTGGCGGCCAGAACCAGATGGCGCCGATCTACCAGCCCAATGCGGCGTGGCTGTCGCCCATCCAGGCGAAGATCCAGGAGCACGAAGGACGGATCAACGAAGCGTTCTTCGTCGACCTGTTCCTGATGGTCAGCCAGCTCGACACCGTGCGCACCGCCACCGAGATCGCGGCCCGAAAGGAAGAGAAGATGCTGATGCTGGGGCCGGTGCTTGAGCGTATCAACGATGAGTTGCTCGACCCGCTGATCGACCGCACCTTCAACATCATGCTACGTCAGTCGATCCCGATCTGGGCCGGAATCATCGATGGCGACCCGTTGCTGCCACCACCACCCCAAGAGCTTATCGAGGCCAACAGCGAGATCCAGGCCGAGTACGTGTCGATCCTGGCTCAGGCTCAGAAGTCTCAGAACGTGCTGGGCCTGGAGCGGTTCGCGACCCTGGCCGGCAATCTGTCCGGGGCATTCCCTGAGGTGCTGGACAAGGTCAACTCCGACCAACTGATCGAGGAATACGCCGACGCCATTGGCGTGGTGCCAACCGTGGTCCGTGGCGCCGACGAGGTTACCGTCATCCGCGAGCAGCGCGCCCAGCAGCAACAGGCCCAGCAAGCCCAGCAGGCCATGGGCGCCGCCATCCAGGGGGCCAAACTCCTGTCCGAAACCGAAGTCACCCCGGATAACGTCCTGGGGCAGATGCTGGGAGCCTAAATGTTCGAAGACGCCGAGATCCTGCAGAAGCGGGAGGACGCCGCACGCCTGGAGCAAGAGCAGGCAGCCCTGGACTTCAAGTGGCAGATGGCTGATCCCCGGGGCCGGCGCCTGGTCTGGATGCAGCTTGAGGCCGCCCGCGTATTCCACCCGGTCTACGACCCGAAACCAATTCCGATGGCCTTCAACGAAGGTCGCCGCCAGCACGGCCTAAGCCTGCTGGAGCGCATCAACACCCTGTGTCCGCACCTGTACCAGGTGATGGTCGCGGAAAACACCACGGTCAAAAGCGAGGAATGACCATGAACGACAAAGTAATCGAGCAAGAAATTCAGGTCAAAGGACTCAATGCTCCGCGCATCCGTCCAGCTGACATCGAACTGAATATCGAAAGTGAGTGGTACATCAATGCCGCCACAGGTGTAGTGCCAAACGATGTGCAGCCGCCAGTACCTGCAGACCATCCATTGCGCCTGCTGACATTCTGCGTTCTGGTTCTTCGCAACGGCTTCACAGTGTCCGGTGAAAGCGCTTGTGCCAGCCCGCAGAACTTCGACGCTGAGATCGGTAAGCGCATTGCCCGCGAGAACGCCGTTGCCAAGGTGTGGTCGCTGATGGGCTATGAGCTGCGCAGCAAGCTGGCTGGGGGTGAAGCATGAACCTCTTCATCCACGGTCGTCTCGGCCACTTCCTCATGAACGAAGCCGACGCCGATGGCGGCCCGGGGGGTGGGGTAGCCGCTGCCGCGACCTCTGCCGAGCCGCAAAGCAACATCCTCGGCGGCGAACAGGCTGCGCAAGGCCAGCAGCAACAGCAGGAAGGTCAGCAGCAGAGCCAAAAGCAGGAAGGCGAGGGCGAGCAGGCTCAGAAGCCCGTTGTGCCCGAAGCCTACGCCTTCAAGGAGCTCCCCGAAGGTTACGCAATGAGCGACCAGCAGTTGGCCGAGGTCAGCCCGCTGTTCAAGGAACTCAACCTGACCCAGGAGCAGGCAGACAAGCTAGTCGCCTTTGACGCCAAGCGCGCCCTGGCTGCCGAGCAAGCCGGCCTGGAACAGCGCCAAGGCCTGGTCACTGGCTGGGAGAAATCCCTGCGCGAGGACGCAACCTTTGGGGGCGCCAACTTCGACGCCAACGTAGGCGTTGCACAGAAAGCCCTGGCCCAGTTCGGTACCCCCGAGCTGAGCACGATGCTCAAGGAGTCCGGCCTGGGCTCCCATCCCGAAGTTGTTCGGCTCTTCCACCGGATCGGCCAGCAGCTGGCCGAGGGCCAGCTGCATAGCGGTTCCGGCAATACCACCCGTAAGTCCAACGAAGAAGTCTTCTACGGAAAATCCTGAGGAGTAAATCATGGCCGTTATCGCCAACACTGCGCTGACGCTGGCCGACTGGGCCAAGCGCCAGGATCCGGATAGCAAGCCGGCGCGCATCATCGAGATGCTGAACCAGACCAATGAAATCCTGACCGACATGCTGTGGCTGGAAGGCAACCTGGCGACCGGTCACCGCACCACCATGCGTACCGGCCTGCCATCCGGTACCTGGCGTGCGCTGAACGCCGGTATCGCCCGTGGCAAGTCCACCACCGTTCAGGTCGACGAGACCTGCGCGCTGCTGGAAAACCTGGGCGTTGTCGACGAGAAGCTGGCAGACCTCAACGGCAACACCGCAGCCTTCCGCCTGTCCGAGAACGCCGCCTTCATCGAGGGCATGAACCAGGACATGGCCACCGCACTGTTCTACTCCAACAGCGCGCTGGAGCCGGCCAAGCCACTGGGCCTGGCGCCACGTTACAGCGACAGCACCGCGAAGAACGGTCAGAACATCATCAAGATGGGAGGATCCGGCTCAGACAACACCTCGGTGTGGCTGGTGGTGTGGGGTGACCAGACCGTGCACGGGATCTTCCCGAAGGGCTCGAAAGCCGGTCTAGACCACAACGACATGGGCATCGAGCTGGTAGACGACGGTACTGGCAAGGTCTTCCGCGCCTACCGCGACCACTACAAGTGGGAAACCGGTGCGGCCCTGCGCGACTGGCGCTACGCCGTTCGCATTTGCAACATCGACATCAGCGACCTTGTGGCCGACACCAACGGCAGCACCGTGAAGTTGATCGAAGCGATGGTGCGTGCGGTGCACCGCATCCCGAACCTGCGCATGGGTCGTGCCGCGTTCTACATGAACCGCACCATCGCCGAATGCCTGGACATCCAGGCGATGAACAAGAACAACGTCCGTCTCAAGATCCAGGAATACGACGGTGAGTTCATCACCAGCCTGCGCGGCGTGCCTTTCCGTACTTGTGACGCGCTGCTCAACACTGAGTCGCCGGTCATCTGACCGGCTCTTCCCAGCCAAACCCTTCTCCGGAGAAATCCCATGATCACCGACAAGCTGAACCTGTTCAGCGGTTTGACTGGCCAGACAGTCACCGCGACGGCGGCATCGACCGACGTTCTCGACCTGGGCCCGCTGACCCACGGAAACACCCGCCGCGACATCGGCGCCGGTGAGCCGCTGTATCTGGTCATCGCTGTTCTGGTTGCCGCCGCCGCTGCTGGTGCTGCCACCGTCAACTTCCAGCTGCAGACCAGTGACGACAACGCCACCTGGGTCACCCTGTTCGACTCCGGCGCCACCGCACTGGCCGACATGGCAGCCGGCAAGCGCCCGGTGGCCGTTGCGGTCCCGCGCGGCGTCCGTCGCTACCTCCGCGTCAACTACACCGTTGGCACCGGCCCACTCACTGCTGGCACGTTCTGGGCTGGCCTGGTCAAAGATGTCCAGGACACCGCCTACTACGCCAGCGGCTTTACCATCGTTTAAGGAGCGACCATGAAAGTTATCGCACTTGAACGCGGCTACTACGGCGGGAAGATCCAAGACCCACCTGAGGCCGGTGGCCAGCCGTTCGATATCCAAAGCGAAAGCCACCTGGGCAAATGGATGCAGCCCCAGGGCTGGAAGCCATCCGGCAAGGCCCAGGCATCGACCACCACTGGCACCGGCAGCCAGGCCAAGCAGTCCCTGGGCTACGCCGGCAAGTTCAACGGTGGAACCCGCTGGCGCGTCATAGATGCCAAAGGTGAGTGGTTCAGCGACTTCATCGGCGCCAGCAAGGAAGAGGCCCAGGCAGAGGCTGATCGCCTGAACGCCGGCGGCGAACCGTACGTGAAGCCTGAAGAGACCACCACTGGCACCGGCAGCCAGGACGGCGGAGCAGGTGAAGATGGTGACAACACCGATGACGATGACGACGACGGCCCGGACGCCTGAGTCAGCAACCCACCAAGGGCCCTTCGGGGCCCTTTTTCATGGAGTCAGCTTTCAATGTCCTCGGTGATTGATATTTGCAACATGGCCATCTTCCGCATCGGTAACGGCACCCGTATCGATGACCTGGAGGAAAACAGCCAGCCAGCCCGAATCTGCAAGCAGTTCTACGAGAGCAGCCGTGACTTTGTGCTGCGTGCCGACTGCGACTGGGGCTTCGCCACGGCTTTTGTCCAGCTCGCCGAGGTGGCTGACAACCCGAACCCAGATTTTCAGTACGCCTACGCCGTGCCGAACGATTGCATGCGCGTGCGTCGAATCGTCAATCCTGGCTGGCCGCATGGCGCTATCCCGGTTAGCTACGAGTGCTACATGCCAGAGCTGCCGCGCATCCCGTTCCGTGTGGTCAACGGGTCGAGCCAGCGCCTCATCAGCACCAGTGTGAGCCCGGCCACCCTGGAATACACGCTCAAGGTCACATCACCTGAGCTGTTCGACCCGATCTTCGTGTCAGCCTTGGCCTGGTACCTGGCCAGCGAGATCGCCGGGCCGCTGGCCAAGGACGCCGGCACCGCCAGCGCCTGCTACGCCCAGTACAAGGCCACTGTGCTGGAGGCCGCTGCCACCGCGCTCAATGAGGGCACCACCCAGTACCAGCGCGAATCCACCTTCATCACGGGGCGCGGGGCATGACTGAAGTTATCCAGCCGTCCTTCAGCGCTGGCGAAGTGTCGCCAGCCACCTACGCCCGGGTTGACCTGGGCCGCTACTACACCGCGCTCAAGACCTGCCGCAACTACCAGGTGCTGCCAGAGGGCGGGGCGCAGAACCGATCCGGCATGCGCTACATCGTCGAGACCAAGAACAGCGCGGCAAAGTCCCGGCTGATCCCGTTCCAGTTCTCGACCGAGCAGACCTACATCCTCGAGTTCGGCAACCTGTACATCCGCTTCATCAGCATGGGTGGCCAGGTTGTGAGCGGGGGGCTGCCGTATGAGATCGTTTCGCCGTATACAGCAGCGCAGCTGGCGGACCTCAAGTTCACCCAGTCGGCCGACGTGCTTACCATCGTCCACCCTGATCACCCGCCCCGCGAGCTATCGCGCCTTGGCCCAACCAACTGGACCTTGACGGCCATCGTGTTTGAGCCAGGCATCGCCGCTCCTACGGGTCTGACGGCATCTGCACGCTCTGGCGGCTCTGGCGACACCACCGAGTATCAGTACAAGGTGACCGCTGTCAGCAGCATTTCCGAGGGCTCCGTCGAGTCGAACGCCAGCAACACGGCCACCGTGAACAGCTTCGACAACAAGCCCGGGGCAAGCCTGAGCTGGACGGCATCAGCCGGCGCCGACCACTACAACATCTACAAGAACAAATCTTCCGGGGTGTTCGGCTTCATCGGCCAGGCCACCGGCACTACCTTCACCGACATCAACATAACCCCCGAAACCGACAACACCGTACCCATCGCGTACAACCCGTTCGCCGATAGCAACAATCCTTCAGTGGTGGGCTACTACCAGCAGCGCATGGTGTTCGCGGCCAGCAAGGCCAACCCGCAGACTGTCTGGATGTCGCGCACAGGCGACTTCCACAACTTCGGCTATTCCGACCCGAACAAGGACGATGACGGTATCGAGTTCGTCATCGCCAGTCGCCAGGTCAACCAGATCCGCCACCTGGTATCACTGCGCGAGTTGCTGGCCATGACCTCCGGCGCAGAGATCGCCATCACCGGCTCGACCGATTCCGGGGTCACTGCCGCCAACGTGTCTGCCATCGAGCAGAGCTACTTCGGTACCAGCGACGTGCCGCCGGCCATCTATGCCAACACGGCGCTTTACATCCAGGCCCGCGGCGGAAAGTTGTCAACGCTGGCCTACAACTACGTCTCGGACGGCTTCCAGCCGCAGGACGTGAGCGTGCTGTCGTCGCACCTGCTGCGCGGCTTCACCATTCAAGACATGGCATTCACCCTGCAGCCCAACGGCATTCTGTGGATGGTTCGCAACGACGGCATGCTGCTGGGCTTCACCTTCCTGCCTGATCAGCAGGTCTATGCCTGGCACTGGCACGACACCGATGGGCAGGTCGAGTCGGTGGCCTCGGTACCGGAGAACGACGAGGACGCCCTGTACCTGATCGTCAAGCGAACCATCAACGATTCCACCAAGCGCTACATCGAGCGCATGTCCACCCGGCAACTGACCAAGTTCGGCAGCGGCGATTACTGGTTCGACCGGGCTTTCTTCGTGGATTGCGGGCTGACCTATGACGGCCGACGCACCGGTACCGCTGTGCTGAGCGGCGGAACCACATGGCAATACCCGAACCCGCTGACGCTGACCGTTTCCGCTTCAACCTTTGATGCCGGCATGGTTGGCCGCAGCGTGATCCTGTACGGCGGGGGCAGTGAATACGCCATTGGCGACGTACTGACCGTGAAGATCACCGCGTTTGTCTCGGCAACCGTCGTTACGGTAGAGCCACAGTCCGTGGTGCCTGATTCGCTGCGCGGCGTATCTGCGACCCGCTGGGGGCTGGCGGCATCTGTGGTCAGCGGCCTTGCTCACCTGGAAGGCAAGACCGTGAGCATCCTGGGCGATGGCAACGTTATTCCGCAGCAGGTAGTCACAGGTGGAGCCATTACGCTGGACAGCCCGACCCTGGTGGCGCACATCGGTCTGCCGATCACCGCCGACTTCGAAACCCTGGACATTACCCTGCAGAACAACCAGGCCTTCTTGGGCAGCAAGAAGCGCATCAACCAGGTGGTGGTGATCTGCCAGGAAAGTCGCGGCATCTTCGCAGGCCCGGACGCCGACCACCTGGACGAGTTCAAGCAGCGCGCCGACGAGGACTATGGTGAGCCGATCGAGCTGCTGACCGGCCGGGCCGAGATGGAGATCCAGTGCCAGTGGGATAACTACGGGCGCTTGTTCATACGCCAATCGGACCCATTGCCGCTCACCATTCTGGGGGTCATGCCCAATGTCCAGTCGGGTGGCTGAAATGCTGCCGGCTGATGACCGGCTGATCGAGATGACGGTGGCCAATGCGCGCATGGCCGATCGGCTGGAGTTCGAAGCCATCCGTGGGCTGACCGTCGAGCAGGAGTTGCGCTACTCGGTTGAGCGAAGCGTGAGGCCCCTGGCCTATGTGGTTGATGGGCGCGTGGTCGCCATGTTTGGTGACATCAGGATCGATGACCAGACCGGCGTGCCATGGCTCATCAGCACCACGGCAATCGACCGGCACCACCGTTCCTTCCTGATCGAGTGCGACCGTGAGGTCGCTGCCATGCGCCAGCGTTACCAGGTGCTGATCAATTACACCGATGCCCGCTACACCAAGGCCTTGCGCTGGCTGCGCTGGCTCGGTTTCCACATGCATGACGCCGTTCCCTACGGGATCAACGGTGAACTGTTCCACCCAATGACATTGAGGGGGCTGTAATGGGCGCAGCAGCACCAGTAATCGGCCCGGCAGCTGCCGCCGGCGGGGGGATACTCAGCGCGTATTCCCAGATCCAGCAGGGTAAAGACGCGGTGAAGGCCGCCAATCGCCAGCAGCGTTACCTGAACGACCAGGCGCGCGGCGTAATCAACCAGGGCGACTTCGCTGCCGATATGGCAAACGAGCAGGGCCGCCAGACGGCCGCCAGCCAGCGCACCGGTTTCGCGGCCAATGGCGTGGCGGTGGGGCAGGGCTCAGCCGGCCGGATCGAGCAGGGCACCATAGACCTTGCCCGCCAGGATGCCGGTCAGTTGCGTGTGAATGCTTACAAGCAGGCGATGGGGCTTGTCACCCAGGGCAATGAGGAAGTTCGTCAGGCGAAGGCGAATTTCCGCACTAGCCGTCTCAATGCGTTTGGTTCGCTGCTGACTGGCGGCGGGCAGGCTTACAACATGTACCAGAGAGGCTAGCCATGGCAGTCAGAATCCCCACCCTTCAACGTCGTGTCGCACCGGAAGTAGCTGCAGCCCCAAGGGTTGCCCAGGCATCGGTAGACGCATCCGGGCTTGCACGTGGCCTGTCGAACCTGGCCAATGATTTTGAACAGATCCATCAGCGTGAGGTGGAAGAAGCGAACCAGACGTTCGCCATAAGCACTGACTCAGGCGCAACTGAGTGGAAGAACAACCGGCTGTACAACCCTGAAAGCGGCGCCATGAGCCAGAAGGGCGAGAACGCTATTGGCCTCACCGAGCGCGTGATGGCTGACTGGGGCGACTATTCCAAAAGCGTCATCGAGAACGCCAAAACCCCTGCGCAGAAGATGATTGCCAGCAGGATCATGTCGAACCAGGGCTCGCAGATCCAAGGCCAGTTGTCGCCTTATGAGCTTCAGGAAATCAAGGTCTACAAGGATGGGGTTTCTGCTGGAGGTGTAATTACAGCGCAGAACGACGCTGCGCTTAACTACGGAGTCCCCGGCGCTATTGACCAGGCGCAGATGAAGATCGAAGGCATCTTGGACCTGCAGGGGCAACGCAATGGTTGGTCGCCGGAACTGCTTGGTGCGAACAAGCAGAAAGCCCTAAGCGGCATGATGACGGATGTAGTGCAGAACGCACTGACCAAGTCCACCCAGGCTGGCCAGGCCTTGTTTGATCGATACAAGCCAATCATGGACGCGGATTCACAGGCCAGGGTTGGCGGATGGATTGACACATCCAGGCGCCGCGATGAAGCCGAGGCCAGGGCCAGGCTGATTGAGCAGCGACAGCTTCAAGCCATTGCGCGTGGCGAGTTGCAATCGCGCGTGCAGGATGCGAATGCCGCCGCCCTCAACGGCTTTGTACCTGGAGATGTGCCGACGTTCTCAGACTTCCGGCGGTCTTTTGATAACGAGGATCAGGCCCGCAGTGCGTACAGTTCATTCCAGAAAGTTCAGGCTATCGCCCCAGTTGCCCAGGAGCTGCACAGCGCCCCAGTGGATCAATGGCCGCAGATCTTGCAGCAGTTCGATAAGACGCATGACGGCGTGGCCGGCCCTGGCTTCAAGGAAGACCTGGAGATCCAGCAGCATGTCAGCCGCCTGGCTGACACCATCGCGAAGCAACGCCAGAGTGACCCCGCGGCCTACGCCGTTCAATACAGCCAGCCCGTCAGGGATGCGTTCGTGAAGGCCCAGCAGACCGGAGATCCCAAGGACTACCAGGCATATGCCGAAGCTGCCGTTGCTGAGCAACGGCGCCTTGGCGTGCAGTCGCCACAGCTTCTGCCGGCCGCAACTGCCTCCCAGATTGCCGCGAAGTTCAACGACCAGGTCGCGGGCGGCGATAGCGCTGCAACCATGATTGAGCAGCAGGAAGAGCAGTGGGGAAAAAGCTTCCCTCTTATTGTCAAGCAGCTCGGGAACATGCTACCGCCCGAAGCGCAAGTCATTGCTACCAAGCTGCCAAAGGACACAGCTGAACGTATGGCCTCGGTGGCCCAGCTCAGCGAAGAAGATCTGAAAAAAGGATTGGATAAGGGCGTCGCCGACAGCGTCGCCACTGCCGTTCACTCGAAAATGGAGAACCTAGCCAATTCTCTGCAAGGGCAATCAGAAGGAGTGAGGACGTACAACACGATGTATCAGGCAGCCTACAAAACAGCTCTTTCGTATGCCCGACAGGGTGAAACTGCTGACAAGGCCGCCGAGCGCGTTGTTAAAGGAATGGTCGATGACAAGTACGAGTTCTTCGAAGCATACCGCGTGCCGAGAGCTCTCAACACGGCAGCGATCAAGCGCGGTGCCGAGTCCGCGATCGACAGAATGACTGGTGATGATTTGTCTGTTCTGGTCGGCATTCCGGGTGTATCGGAGGAGGAAAACCTTCGGCAATGGCTCGATAAAGTAAAAAGTTCTGGTCAATGGGTGACGAACGGAGATGAAACCGGGCTGATGCTTATGCAGGGTGGTTACCAGGTGCGGGGTAAAGATGGCCTACCGATTGTCCGTACATGGAATGAGCTAACCGATGCAGGGTTGCAGCAGCGCCACCGTGCACGCCAACGAACTAAAGGTTTGGGGGTTAGCGAATGACTATCTATGCAGGCGATGTCCCTGCGCTTGACCGGCGCACATTACTGGATGTTCCAGCTGACACTGGCGATGTCTTCGGGGCTGCGTTTAGAGGTGGAGCAAATGACAGTGCTTCGGTTGCTGCATATCGTCTTGAAGAGCTGAACCAGCAACAGCTTGGCCGCGCCGTTGTTGCAGGTCCGGAATCGTACCTGGCGCCAAACGCCGGCCGCCTCGAGCCAGACTCCCCGCTGCTTACTGCTGACCAAGCTCTAGATCAAGTGGCAAGTGCAGGACTGGATATTCTTGTGCCCAAGCAAGGGATCAGGCAGGGCGCCTTGGATATCCTGATTGATCGGCACCGCGAGCAGTTGGCTCGACAGCAGATCATGCTTCGGGCGGGCGGCGGATCGCTCCCTGTAAAGCTTGCTGCTGGAGTTGCTGCCTCTCTTCTTGATCCGCTCAACATTGCGTCGGCCTTCGTTCCAGTAGTTGGTGAAGCTCGCTATGCCCGACTGCTGGCCGGCGCTGCTTCGCCGCTTGGGCGTGCATCTGTGCGTGGTGGCGTCGGTGCGCTGGAAGGTTCTGTTGGTGCAGCCATTCTTGAACCTCTTCCATTGTTGGCAGCTCAGCAGGACCAGACTGAATATGGCCTCTCCGATACATTGGCAAATATCGCTTTCGGCGGGCTTCTTGGTGGTGGCCTGCATTCGGTTGGTGGCGCAGTGTCTGACGCTATCCGGCGGCGCCTGGCTACCGAATTACCTGAGGTTGAAACCGCAGTCCGTGAGCCCGGCGCAGTTCGAGCACCTGGCGCGGAGTCGCAGCGCGCTGTCGATCTTGGGCGCTTGTTCGAAGATGACCCAGATCTTGCGTTGCGCACTGGCCTTTCCAGGCAACTTGAATCTGACCAGACCACCCTATATCGAGCAGCTGAACAGCAGGCATTGGACGAGATCCGCCCTTCGCTGACTCGCGAGCGCATTGGCAATGTGGCTGACCTCAAGGCTGAGCGAGTTGGGCTGGTGGCCCAGGACATGGCACTTGATGCGACCCACCGTGACCGCGCCAAGGATTTCCAAGGCCAGCGCCTAAGCCGAAAGCAGGCTGAGCGTGCTGCCCGTGATGCCATAGCCACAGAGCGCGAGCAGATTCGCGCCCGCACCAGCGAGATCGACACCATGCTGGAGCGCAACCGGGCTGGCGAGCTGGACCGCCGGGACTCGGGTTTGATCGAGCGCGGACAGGTTCCGGAGCGCCTGCAGCCACAGATTCAGGCCAGAGCCAGGCAGATCAAGCAGGGCTATCAGCAGCGCCCTCTGGGTGCAGCCATGCGCGCCGCTCGGGAAACTGCAGAGGACGCTGACTGGACCGTCCGGGAGAGCGCATTGCGCACTGCTGTGGCACAAGCCATGACCGGGCGCGACATTGATGTCGCCAAGCTGTTCGAGCTCGACGATCCAGCCAAAGCACAAAGCGCGATTGAGTACATAAAACGTCCGCAAGGCCGTCGCGTTGACCTGGCAGGGCAAGCCGAAAGCGCTCGCGTTGATGGCCAGCTTAAAGAAACCGATGATCTTGAAGAGGCACGCGCAGCACTGGCAGAGGATGAAGCGCTTTCCCGGGAAGTGCTGGACCAACTTCCAGATGAGCAGCGCAGCCAGGCGGAAGCGATTTTGAAAGAAGAGATGGCTACTGCTGATGTCGAGATCGCTAAGGCTGAACAATACGCCAAGGCCTATCGAGCCGCGGCCATCTGTGAACTGGGGAGAGGTTGATGGCAACGCTACCGAAGGACATTAGCCCATGCGCTGACGCGGTCCGTGCGGCCGCCGGTGATATGGAGTCACAAGAGATTCAAGAAATCTTCCAGCTGTTGCGCGGTCGGGCGAAGGAAATCATGGCTCGCGAAGGGGCGTTGAGCCTTGAGCAGGCCACGTTGCGAGCCTCTGATGAACTGGCCAGACAAGCTCATCATGCAGCCATTATTGAGCGCAGAAACGCCTTTCTGAACTTCCGCGCAAGGTCGCGTGCAGTGGCATTTGTCAGGGATAACTTTGCTGACAGACCAGATCTCGGTGTCGAATCGTTACTGGTAGGGACAAACCTTGCGCGCCAGGGCTCACGCCTTTCGGTCGCTGCAGAGCAGAAGGCCTTGAGCAATGCCTACGTCGGAGGCCTTCTTGCAGACCTTGAACGATCTGACCTGACAGCTCTGTTTGCGAAAGGGGATGCTGACGGGGATGTCGCGGATGCGTTGTGGCGGATTGGAAAGGGCCAGGACACCAAGGATCTGAACCCGCAAGTGGTGGAGATCGCTCAAATCATCCAGAAGTATCAAGAGGGAGCCAGGATCGATGCCAACCGGGCCGGAGCTAGCATCGGCAAGATTCCAGGGTACGTCACGCGACAAAGCCATGATGGCGAGCGGATTGGTCGAGCGGGCTTCGAGCAATGGAAAGGCAGAATCATGGACGAGCTTGACCCCGTGACATTCGATGGAGTCAGAGACATTGACGAATTCATGGAGGGCATATTCAACGGTTTGGAGTCTGGCGACCACCTGAAGGCCCGGGATTTCAAGGCGGACAAAGGTTTTCGTGGGCCTGCGAATCTTGCCAAGAAAATCAGCCAAGAACGTGTCCTTCACTTCAAGGATGGCAGGGCCTGGTTTCGCTACAACAAGGAGTTCGGGATGGGCAATCTGCGCGAATCCGTCTTGAATGGGCTTGATATGTCAGGGCAGAACACCGCCTTGATGCGACGCCTGGGTACCAATCCAGAGGCCAACCTGAACAAGGTTGTTGATATTTTGCGCTCCGATGTCCGCAAGAAAGGTGATAACCAGGCCCTCAAAAACTTCAATACTGCCGCTCGCGGTATGGTTGCAAATCGATTCAAAGAGATCAGCGGGCAGACCCGCATTCCCGGCAACGCCACTCAGGCACGAATCGCCGCCAACGTCCGTGCTTGGCAGTCGCTGTCCAAGCTCGGGGGCGCGCTCCTTTCCAGCTTCACAGATCTGCCGGTGGCTGCCAGCGAAATGCGATACCAAGGCCAGAACTTCCTGGGCAGCCTGGCAGAGATGAGCGCCGGGCTGCTAAAGGGCAGGGGAAGCGCCGAGCAGCGCCAGATCCTGTCTGCCTATGGCGTTTACGCTGACTCGATGCGCGGGGAGATCATGCGCCGCTTCTCCGCCGACGACTCCATGGGCGGCACAATGTCTCGCGGCATGAACCTGTTTTTCAAACTCAACGGCCTGTCCTGGTGGACCGATGCCAACAAAGCCAGCGCCGGCCTGATGATGGCCCACAACCTGGCCCAAAACAAAGGCAAGGCTTGGGGCTCGCTGAACGCCGATTTCAAACGCGCGCTGAGCCTATATGACCTGGATGCGGGCAAGTGGGATCTGCTGCGCGAAATGGACATGCGCATGGCCGACGGTCGTGATTACATGACGCCGGACGGCATTGCAGCGATCAGCGACGAGCGCATCGGCCAGTACCTGGCCGAACGCAATCGCCCGGTATCCGCCGGCGCGATCCGCGAAACCCGCCAGGACCTGGAGCGTAGCTTGCGCGCCTACGTTAATGATCGGGTGACCTATGCCGTGCTGGAACCGGATGCGCGCACCCGCTCGATCATGAACCAGGGCACCCAGCCAGGCACTGTTGTTGGGGATCTGGCTCGCTTCGTTGGACAGTTCAAGAGCTTCCCCTTTGCATACATGCAGAAGACCTTGGGGCGCGAGCTCTACGGACGTGGATATACGCCAACTTCCCTGGGTAAAAACCACCGTGGTGGTCGCGACCTATGGGCAGCATTGCGAAATGGCAACGGTGAGCGTTTGGCGATGGCCCAACTGGTTCTGTGGACAACAGCGTTTGGCTATCTGTCCATGGCATCCAAAGATGTTGCGAAAGGGCGTGAGCCGCGTGACCCCAACGATTACAGGACTTGGGCGGCAGCGATGGTCCAGGGCGGTGGCTTTGGCATTTTTGGTGATTTCCTGTTCGGTGAAACCAACAGGTTCGGCAATACATTCCTTGATACAGCCGCCGGGCCAACGCTGGGGTTGGTATCTGACGCGGTGGAGTTGTGGAACAGAGTGAGATCGGGAGACGACGCTGCAGCCTCTACCCTGCGCACGGCGCTCAGCAATACACCTTTCTTGAATCTGTTCTACACCCGCATCGCGCTGGACCATCTATTGCTGTTTTCCGCGCAAGAAGCCCTTAACCCCGGGTCGCTACGGAGGACTGAGGAGAGAATCAGGACGGAGAACGACCAAGAGTTTCTGATCAAACCATCGCAGAGCTACATGGACCCGCTGGGGTGGAGTCGTTAATCTTCGGCAAAAAGACAAGGAGTTTTTATGGTTCCCATCGTCGTATTTTTTGCGGTGTTCCTGGCTTCGATGCTTGATCCGATTGCGATACTCCTGTGCGGCGGGGGCGGGTTCTTCTCCAGATCCACGCTTTTGGCTGCAGCATTTGGAGCTGTCGCTTACCTGTTGTTGATACTGATTTTCTCTATTCCCTCTATGGGAATTTCTGCATTCGTGGGCCGTATCGCCGCTGGCGCAGCGCTGGCGATGTTGGGGTATGGCCTTAGAAAGGCAATCCGCGCAATGCGTGCAGCAGGTAGCCAGTAGCAGTCCTGGAGGCGGGCGGCCCTCTTAAAGAGGGTCGCCGCTAGCCGCCTCAGTCATCGTCGCCTTCGCCGTCCTTCTCTACTTCCCCAATGGTCACCTGAATGGGGAGCCCAGTTTCCTGGCTGCAAGCCATCAGGAAATTGATGGCATCCCCCACGGTTAGCTCCTTGCCGCTAGACGGGCGGAAGCTTTCTTCCAGGCGCGCGATGATCTCGGCATGCAGCGATCTTGATCCGTCCCTGGCGCTTTGCTCAAGGCTGGCGCGAAGCTCTGCGGGCATGCGGATGGGGTAAGGGGAGATGGTGTGCCGATCGTTCATGGTGACCCCGTGAGTGGTATTGAGCGCAGGGTACGCAACGAGTGAGATTGACTCAATGAGTTAACTTGACTCACTATTGGCTTGAGTTAATATGAGTCCACAAAGCCAAGGAGGTAGTCACCATGAGCAGCCGACACAAAATCACCCCGTTCCCACTGCGCATGCCTGCAGAGGTAAAGGAATACCTAGACGGGAAGGCGGAAAAGGAAGAGCGCAGCCTGAACTGGCTGATCTGCAAAGTCTTGAAGGAGGCGATGGAGAGCGAGCAGGGAAAGATCCAGGCAAGTTCCTGAAACGAAGAAGCCCCGGTCGCGGCAACGACCAGGGCTTCGAGTGTGAACACTTTGGAGGAAATTCACGTGACGAATAATAGCACGGCAACAGCCCAGGTCATCCCGTTCCATTCGGCAAAGCTTCTGCTCATTGAGCATGAAGGGCAGCCATTCGTGCCCATGAAGCCGGTGGTGGAGGGCATGGGCCTCGCTTGGCAGACCCAGCACCGCAAGCTGATGGAGGGCCGCTTTGCATCAGTTATCACCATTATGGTGACAACTGGTTCCGACGGTAAGCAGTACGAAATGGCCTGCCTTCCTCTGCGCAAGCTCGCCGGCTGGCTGATGTCGATCCATGCCAGCAAGGTTCGGCCCGAAATTCGCGACGGCGTGATCGCCTACCAGAACGAATGTGACGATGCCCTGTGGGCTTACTGGAACGATGGCCACGCGGTAAATCATCGTGGTCCGGGCCAGGCCATGACCATCATCAGCCAGACCATCGGCACCGATGGCTTTCACATGCTGGGCGCGCTGGTCAAGGGTAAGGTTTCCTCGCTACCAGCAGCAGTACAGCGCCGGGCCATAGCAAAAATCTGGTCACAAGTGCACGCGGCATTCGGTGTGCGGTCTGCAGAAGACATTCCAGCCGACCAGCTGGACTCGGCCCGGAACTTCATTGCCGCTTACACCCTGGAGGGTGAGTGGCTGGCCAAACCAGAGAAAGTCGTCGGCACGGTGCTGACCGACCACCAGCTCTACGCCGCGTTCTTTGTGATCCATCACTTTGAACAGCTGCGCGGAATCTTCAAGCGCTACGACATGTATACCTGCTTGAGAGGCCTTGGCAGCCGTATTGGTGTCGAAATGCACGACCACTTCCGAGATGGTGCTTTGGGTGTTCGTGAACTTTCTGCCTTGAAGCCCGAGTACGAGGCCGCCGAGCGCAGACTTGGCCTTAACCGGCATCAGCCTGGCGCCCCCAACTACTGAACCTGATAGCCGCCAATCCCACCGAAGCCCGCCCCCGAGCGGGCTTTTTCATTCTTGAGGAAACGTCATGACCAAGACCAACAACGTGATTCCGTTTCGGTACCAAGGCGAAGCGGTGCGGTTCAACAGCGAAGGCTGGATCAATGCCACGGATGTGGCGAAGAAGTTCGGAAAGCGACCAAACGACTGGCTGTCACTCCCATCGACAGTGGAATACGTCAAAGCGCTGAATCGTCATCTTTTTGGTGATACCGGAAAATCTGGTAACGACAAGATGGTTATCTCGCGGCGCGGTGGTCGCGATCAGGGTACTTGGCTGCATCCCAAGTTGGCTGTTGCATTCGCTCGCTGGCTCGATGTGGACTTCTCCGTCTGGTGCGACCTGCACATCGACGCCTTGCTGCGCGGTGAGCTGACCGAGAAGCAGCAGTTCGAGCAGGCCTGCAAGATGCTCGACGAGGGCCTGCAACTGGCCAGCCTGCACGGCAAGGGGCTGGCCGACTGGAAAGCCAGGAAGCCGGCCCTGCAACACAACGTGGATGAATCCATTGGCCGGCTGCAATTGGTCCTCGGCTTGGCCTGATCCCAGCCAAAAATCAAAACCCCCGGACGCTCGCAACGTGCCGGGGGTTTTTGTTTCTACCCCATGAGTGGCATAGGGAGAACGTAGTTGAAGACTACCAAAGAGAGGCTTGCCGTGACAGGAAAGATGACGCCCGGTGGGGCGAACATCGCCGGCATTGTTCTGGCAGTCGGCGCCGCGGTGTTCCTGATCCTTACAGGCGCGGCGAATTTGCTGTCAGCGCTTTAGCCGAGCGGCCACCGCATTCATGAAGTCCGCCTTGAGCGGACTTTTTTAATGCCATCGCAGAACCCATCAGCAAACCAGAGAGCCCCGCCAAGTGCGGGGCTTTCGCATTTCTGGAGCATATAAATTGACCGTCTCGACCACTGATAGCGTTATCGAATACGTATCCGGCGGCCCAACATTCCCAATCCCGTACCGGTTCCTGCAGAACTCTGACATTGACGCTGTCCTGGTCAAGCAGGACGGCACCTCGGAAACCTTGACCGGAGCCCAATACACCCTGTCCGGTGCGGGGTCGCAAAACGGTGGAACGCTAACCTCTTCCTACGCCGCTGGATTCTTGGGCGTATCTGGTGCGTCGCTCACTATTTCTCGGATCATGGACCCGGTTCAGCCAACCGATTTGCGCAACCAGGGCAAGTTCCTTGCTGAAACGCACGAAACGGTTTTTGACCGTCTCACAATGCTGATACAGCAGGGCTTTGCGATCTTGCGTCGGGCTCTGCTGAGGCCAATTGGTAAGGATTATTACGATGCTGAGAACCGCCGCATTGCGAATGTTGCTGACCCTGTGCAAGGCCAGGACGCTGCGACCAAGAAGTGGACCAGCGTTTTCGTTGGTGGTCTGATCGGTGCAATCACCGGACCGATAAACAATGCTCTCAATATTTTCTATAAATATCCCGATGGCTCCTCGCATGTTGTTCAAGACCTGTCTGGCGCGAATGGATCGGATGGTATCGGCCATGATTCGACTACGGTCGGCGCGGCTATTGATGAGCTGCTTTTGCCAGCAAGCCCTACCCAGCTAGGACGCCTCAAGACACTTGATCCGTCCAGCACCCAGGGAGGCATTGACACCGATGCCGCTGTAACTGGCGCCGGTCTGCGCGCATACGACCGCTCAATGCAGGAATTGCGGAATACTTACAACAGTTGGCTTTCGGCTAGCTCTGCCACTGGCGCACGTACTGTAAACTTCGTTGGCGACTCTATTGGCTTTGGCGCTGGGGCTGGCAATACCGTTGGCGATATCCGCCGTAATGCGCTCGTTCGCATTCTTCAGCGAATGCTCAACATCGAGCATGGTGGCAACAACTACGGCTTTGTTTCCTCCTACGACACCAACGGAACAGGCCGAGAAATTCATACGGTAACGCAGGTGCCATTCGTTCCAGGTCAGTTTTGGGGCGCCCTGCAAAACGCAGCAGCAGGCCACCTTCCTAACGGCTGGGCACTTCTGTCGTCTCAGGCTGGCGATATTGTCCGATTCGGACTTCAGAGTGAATTCCGCCAGGTGCGTGTGTGGTTCGATGGCACTCAAACAGGCAGCTTTACCGTAAAGCTCGGCGACGGCACGCTACTTACCACCGTGACAACTACCGGCGCCGGAACTGGGTTTGACCGTACAATCGCGCTGACTATCTCCGACTGGACCAATGGCAGCTCCAGGATTGATATCACCGTGGTCTCTGGCACCGTCGCCATCTGTGGCCTGGAGTACACCCATGACACCACCCAATTCGCACTCAACAACTTTTCCCGCGACGGACGAAAAGCCCAATACGTTGCCGAATCTGTAATCGATAAAATGTGCAACGGCGCTGGTGCATTGATCTTCGCACTTGGAGCTAACGACCAGCTCTCTGTTGGGGCTGATCAGACCGCTGTCATTCAGCGCATGGACTGGCTGATCCAATACGCCAACCAATACAAGTGCAGGCTGATTATCCTTGACCTGCTGATGTGGCAACCAAACTCCCACTGGTTGCGGGCTCAGTTCCGGCGCGTTGCAGCAGCAGTTCCAGGTTCGCTACTGGTGCCAATGGGGAATCTAATCTCCCCAAACGGCGTACCACTGACGGCGGCTGAACTTAACACCCGCAACATTACCTCAGACGGTACCCACCCAACCGTTCAGGGACATCGCATGATTGCGGAAACCTTGGCAACGCTTATGGGGTGCTCGATCAGGAGCAAAGGGTTAGTGAACCGGATGAATAACGAATGGACCGGCCTGAGCCTTGTGGGCGGCGTGACAAACAGCGTCTCGGATGTTCGGGCTATCACGGCATGGAGAATCGTGAATAGCACTCTGCAGATTCGCTTCAACTGCACCTGCCCAGTCTCTGGAACGTTGATTGGTACCGTACCACTTGGGTTTTCTTCGATATCTGAAACAGGTAACTACATACTGAACCCGCAATCAGACGGTAAGGCCGCACTTATTGCAATTAACGCAACTGGGGAATTACGAGTGTTCAACGACCCTGGAAGGTTGCAAGGCCTTCCTACGGCGCTACTCGGTGTTATTACCATCCCGCTGAATCAAAACAACGAGTTCCCTCTTTACTATTGATCTGTTAAAGGTTTGCCTGGCCAAGGATGTTGACGCAGCCATGATGGGTAGTGAGGCAGGGACAATCTTGGGACACTGGATGTCCCAAATGGTCATCGGTACGATGTCGACACTGGGAGTCGAATTGAAGGGGCTCAGCGAAGCGCAATCAGTACAGCAATCAGTACATTGTCTGTGAGTGCCTTGCTAGAGCCCAGTGAATACGGAGATATGTAGTCCAGATATGGTGCCTGTCTCCGGCACCAGAGACCAGTTTCCAGAAGTCTATGACTGTCTACGAAACACCCAACAAAGCCCGCCTAGTGCGGGCTTTGTTGTTTCTGCTTGTCTCGTTTTGTCTCTGTGCATCTACGCGAGTTAGGGATATGTTTAGGGATATCTCGGTTCGACAAGGAAACGTATCCCTATGGCGCGCACGGTTTTGCCCCTGGCGGACCCCAAATGCGACGCGGCCAAGCCACGCGATAAGGACTACAAGCTATTCGATGGCAAGGGCCTCTATCTCCTGGTCAAGCCATCAGGGGTCAAGACTTGGCGGTTGAAGTACACAAACCTGATGGTCGTGATAGTTTAGCCACATTTGGCAATTATCCGGCGCTCGGCTTGAAAGCGGCCAGGGAGCGAAGTGCTCAGGCGCTTGAGCTTCTCGCTGTTGGGAAAGACCCCATCGAACAGGCGCGTTCTGACAAACAGGAGGCGGCAAACGCCCGGGCAAATACCTTCCGTTTGCTTGCACAGGAATGGCACGCAGCTTGCGCTCGTAAGTGGACACCTGGTCATGCCTCCACCGTTTGGCGACGGATTGAATCTCACCTGCTGCCCACCCTTGGCGATCGTCCTGTCGCGGAGCTGAAAACCCGTGATTTGCTTGTACCGCTCAAAGCGGCGGAAAAGCGGGACACTTTGGATACGGCTGCACGCCTACGCCAGTACATGACCGGCATCCTCCGCATGGCGGTTCAGCATGGCCATTTGGATTTCAACCCCGCAATCGATCTGCAAGGTGCAACGGCTACTCGGAAAACAGCACATTGACCGGCCCTGCCATTTGATCGCTTACCTGAACTCCTCCAGCGCATTGACACCGACAGCGGACGCGGATTGACCAAGCTCGCGGTGCAGCTGACTTTGTTGGTATTTATCCGCTCCAGTGAGCTCCGCTTCGCGCGCTGGGGAGAGATCGATATGAGCAGATTAATGTGGGAGATTCCTGGCGAACGAGCGGCTATTGAGGGTGTGAAGAACTCCCACCGAGGTTCCAAGATGAGCACCCCACACCTGGTGCCGCTCAGTCGGCAGTCCGTTGAGGTGTTGGAGAGCGTTCGTAACCTTACTGGTCGCTTCGATCTGGTATTTGCGGGCGACCATAATCACTGGAAACCCATGAGCGAGAACACCGAGAGTAAAGCTCTGCGGCGTATGGGATATGACACCAAAGCAGAGGTATGCGGTCATGGTTTTCGGACTATGGCCTGCTCCGCACTGGTTGAGTCTGGACTATGGAGCAAGGACGCTGTTGAGCGGCAAATGAGCCATCAGGAGAGAAATACGGTGCGTGCCGCCTACATCCACAAAGCTGAACACATACAAGAGCGGAGGCTTATGGTGCAGTGGTGGGCTGATTACTTGGATGCCAATCGCAAGGATGCAATCACCCCCTACGTTTTTGCCCATGGGCGGTTACCTCAGTCATGAAACAGACTGGCATGGTAGCGGACGATCATGATGCAGTGGTGCGCCGACTTTCTGGACAAACTGGAAAAGGGGAATGTCGTTCAAGGACATTTCGGCAACGCTGTATGAGGATTGTAGTGGTCAACTAATCCCGGACACGACGTTAAGTTTTTCCTCGGCCCGCGCTGGCGCCAACCCATCGTTGAATTGGTGAGGCCGAATCCAGTTGTAGCGATGCATCAAAAAATGGCTGATATCGCGCTGTGCTTCCTGCGCAGTTCGATAGCCCATGGTCGGTATCCATTCTGTTTTCAAGCTGCGAAATACGCGCTCCATCGGTGCGTTGTCCCAGCAGTTTCCTCGTCGACTCATGCTCTGGCGCATGCGGTATCGCCACAACCGCTGGCGAAAGAGTCGGCTTGCATATTGCGATCCCTGGTCTGAGTGGAATAGCAGATCCGAAGGCCTGCCACGCTGCTCGTAAGCCATATCCAGCGCTTTGATCACCAGCTCAGCGTCTGGCTTTTCCGACAGCGCCCAGCCAACGATCCGACGCGTACAAAAATCCAGGACGACAGCCAGGTAATGCCACTTTCCTTGCGCCCAAATGTAGGTGATATCGCCACCCCAGACTTGATTGGGCGCTGGCACGTCGAACTCGCGGTTCAATGTGTTCGGGATATTCAGTCTTTCTACTGTTGCTCGTTTGTAGGCATGGGAGCCGGGTTGTTTGCTGACTAAATCAAGCTCGCGCATCAAGCTACGCACTTTGGATCGACCGAGTTGCTCACCGTCTTCACGCATCAGCGACAGGATGCTGCGACTGCCCGCAGAGCTACGACTTTGCGAGAACAGCTCACTGACGCGACTACGCAATCGAAGCCGTTCAACATCGGGCGTGCGGCGCCGCAGGCGCTGGGCGTAGTAACACGAGCGAGTGACGTCAAACACCTTGCACAGCCAATCAACCGGCTCATGGGCGCTCAACTGGTCAATCAGCGCGAACGCTCGTGATCTTCCGACATCAAGAGCGTGGTAGCCTTTTTAGTATTGATTTCGCTCGCTCAAGCCGAGCAATCCGGGCTTTCAGCTCCTGAATTTTTTGCTGTTCCGGAGTCAGTGCCTTGCTCTGCGGGGTGACGTCTTTATGTTCTTTCTGAATCTGGTCAACCCAGCGGCGCAATGCCGATTCACCAATGCCGAGTGAACGGCTGGCTTCGATGTAGCTGTAGTTTTGTTTGAGCACAAGGTCGGCAGCCTCGCGCTTGAATTCAGGAGTAAAGGAGCGGCGTTGTTTGGTCATCTGACACCTCGATCTGGCGAGCATTCTCGCCTAAATGGGTGTCCGGTTTCATTAGACCACTACAATGCTGGAGCGACAAGGCGCATTCATCGCTTGGATACTGCTGACCTGTCGAGCGGATTGAAGTAATCTCTGGGCTTTGAGTTGGGGCCAAGGTGGGCTCCGGCGTTCCTCTCACCTGCAGGCTTGACGCCCGCACGAAGCGAGCTTTCAGCATGACCCAATTTACCGAACCCACTGAAGATGTGATTGCAACCTTTTTGCCTCAAATCTTGGATAACGAAGCTAAAGGTATTCTCTCTGATTTGGCGGCTCAGCCGAATCTAGCTCTTGAGTTCATGGACTTTACGCAGAATGACACCCAACGCGCAATAAAGCACGTCGTTGGGATTTTCGAGGAGTGTTTCCACGCTGGTCACCTGAAGGTAATTGTGAGCCACATCAATGGAACTTTGTACGGCTACGCACTGGTCTTCATTCTTCCGACAAAGGTAATGGCTGCTTACTGCCATAAAATTTTCGTGTACGAACCATATCGGGGAAGGGGTATCGGCCGGCAAATCCTGTCCGCTGTACTTGAGGGGTTCCCTGAAGTTTGTCTGATCTGCTCGCCGGAGCTTTGCTCGTTCTACACGAAAGCTGGGCTCAAATATAAAGGCGATTTCTCCGTACCTCAGAGCCAGCCGGTTTTCACCCTATCTTCCGGACTGTACGAGGGGCTTGCAATTATGTCGACTGTCGATACCACCGGCCGCGAGCCGATGTTCCTGCTCAATGACGAAGATGTAGGCGCATTGCTTGCGATCCGGTATCAGAGTACTGGTGAATGA